CTAGCGCCCACACCGGCGCCGGCGCGGCCTATGTGTACCTGCGCCTCAAATACGACGGAAACGTATTCCGCGGCCTGCCCACCATCACCTGCGACGTGCTTGGCCGCAAGCTGTACGACCCGCGCACCGGCCTCGCCACCTACAGCAACAACCCGGCGCTGGCCATCCGCGACTACCTTACCAACAGCCGCTACGGACGCGGCATCAGCGTCAGCCTGATCGACGACGCCAGCATCATCGTGGCCGCCAACCATTGCGATGAACTGGTAGCCGTTCCCGGAGGAAACCAGGCCCGCTACACCTGCGACGGACTGGTGGACATCAACAGCAGCCTGTTCGACAACGTCAAGAGCCTGCTGTCCTCCTGCCGTGGCATGCTCATTTACAGCGGTGGCAAGTACAAACTGGTGATTGACAAGCTGTGGAGCGGCACGCCATTCGCTTTCACTGAAGACAACATCACCGGCAACTGGACCATCAGCCAGCCCGGGCGCAGATCCAAGTTCAACCGCATCAGCGCCGGCTTCTACAACGCCGCGCGCACCTGGCAGCAAGACATCGCCATCAGCGATAGCCCGGCCTACCGTACCGCCGACAACGGCCTGCTGCTGGAGCAAAAGCTCGACCTTCCATACACCGCCGACATCTACCGCGCCCAGCAGATCGCTGGCCTGGTGCTCAAGCAAAGCCGCTTCGGTATCAGCGTCAAGTTCTCAGCCCTGCAAGAGGGGTTGCGCGCCGAGGTGGGCGATGTGGTCACCATCACCCACAGCACCCCGGGCTGGACCGCCAAGAAATTCCGCGTTATCCAGATCGACATCAAGAACGATGAAGAGGTGGACCTGGTCGTCGCCGAATACGACGACACCGTGTACAACCTGGACACGCTGACCACCATCACCGGCGCCTCCAGCACCAGCCTGCCCGACGTGTTCACGGTCTCCGCACCTGGAGCGCCGCTGGTGACTGAGAGCCTGTACCAGACCACCGGCAGCGCCGGCGTCAAGGTGCGTGCCACCATGAGCTGGGCCGCCGTGGTAGACCCGTTTGTCAACGGCTACCTGCCGGAATACAAGCTCTCCGCTGACAGCGCCTGGATTCCGCTGCCCAAGGTGGCCACCACCAGCACACCCATCGATGACCTGGCGCCCGGCGTCTACAGCTTCCGCGTGCGTGCGGAAAACTCTATTGGCGTGCGCGGCGCCTACAGCGCCACCACCACCAAAGAGCTGCTGGGCCTCACTGCGGCGCCCGCTACCATCAGTGGCTTCTCTGTTACCAAGGTTGGCGGCGTCGCTGTTGCCGCCTGGACACTCAGCGCCGATCTGGACGTGCGCCTTGGCGGGCGCATCGTGGTGCGTCACAGCCCGCTCACCACGGGCGCCACCTGGAATGACGGCATCATTCTGGAAGAGTTCAACGGCGACGCCGTCACCGGCCTTTTGCCGCTCATCACTGGCACCTACATGGCCAAGGCCAAGGACAGCTCGGCCAACTACAGCGCCAGCATGACCAGCTTCGTCGCCACCGAGGGCATGGTGACTGGATTCACCACCGTGGCAACCAGCATCCAGCACCCGGGCTTTACCGGCGCCAGAACCAACGTGGCAGTGGTAGACGGCATCCTTAAGCTCGACAGCCTCACCACCATCGACGCCTATGCCGGCAACATCGACACCTGGCCCAACATCGACTCCCTGGGCGGCATCAGAGCCACCGGAAGCTATGCATTCAGCGCCTACCAAGACTTCGGAGCCGTCGCCACCCGCCGGCTGGAGTCTGACATCAAGCTGCTCAACTTCGACACGGCCGACCTGATCGACAGCCGCACCCTCTATGTGGACGATTGGGACGACATCGACGGCTCCGTCATCAACGATACCGACGCCACCCTGTTTGTAGCCACCACCAACGACGACCCCGCCGGCACCCCCGCCTGGGGTCCGTGGACGCCATTTTTTGTTGCCGACGTGACTTGCCGCGCCGCGAAATACCGGCTCGATCTGGTCAGCGCCAGCGCCACCCACAACCTGTCCATCAGCACCCTGCTGGTGGATGCCAAGACACCAGCATAAGGAGAACCCATGAGCCAACACACCATGACACTTGCCAACCAGGGCGGGGCTGCCTTCCGGGCGGACCTTAACAACGCCCTGGCCGCGCTGGTAGGCAACAGCAGCGGCGCCACCGCCCCCGTCACCACCTACCCATACCAGTTCTGGGCTGACACCGCCAGCGGCCTTCTCAAGCAGCGCAACGCAGCCAACAGCGCCTGGATTTCGGTAGGGCCGCTGGCTGACCTGGGCATCCAGAGCGGCGCCCAGATCACCGCCGCCGCCACCGGTACGGCCGATGCCATCACCGCCACCTACACCCCGGCCGTGCCCGCGCTAACCAACGGGCTGACCTTGTGCGTGCGTCTGACTGCCGCCAATGCCACCACCACGCCCACCTTCTCCCCCAACGGGCTAACGGCCAAGATCATCGTCAAGGGCGCAGGCAGGGCACTGGTGGCTGGGGATATGGATGGGGCGGGGCATTGGGCTGAGCTGCAATACGATGCCACGCTGGACAAGTGGGTGCTGCTCAACCCGGCTAACGGCGTGATCACATCAAGCTCAAGCGGCCTGTTTTACAAGGTTGACTCGGCGTCTGTTGCTTTTACAAAAACTGGCGCCGGAACCCTGCAAATCAAGGCTAACACCGTGGTTGATGTGTTTGGAATCGCCATCAAATTCACAGCTGCTACCAGTGTGGTCATGCCATCGATGGCGGCCGGCACGGACTACGCTATCTACGCCTGCCAGGACGGCACGGTGCGGGCCGATAGCAGCTTCACCAACCCCACGGGCTACACCACCGCCAACAGCCGCCTGATCGGCGGCTTTCATTACGGCCTGGTAGCCCCCGGAACCACAGTTGCCGGCGGCTCATTCAACACATTGGGCACGGTGGATACGGGCGGCATGGTGTGGACGCAGGGCCAGGTGGACGACATTGCGGGCATCAACAAATACAGCCTGTGGGATTTGAAGTGGCGCGCCAATGTGAGCGACCTGCGGGCGCAAAAAGGCTTCGTGCTCACCGATGCTGGCAACTGGGTGGCGATCTACTACGCCAGCACCAACTGCGACACCAACGGCCTGAGCAAGTACAACACCGACGTGGCCAGCGGTACGGTACTGCCAAAAATACCAGCCACCATGGGCGGCAATGGCACGCTCACCTATGCCGACTACAACTGGTGGCGCGCCAGCGAGCACGCACGCGCCTACGGAGCACGCCTGCTCACCGATGCCGAGGCCAATATCGCCTTCTTCGGCGTGACAGAAAACCAGTCTCTGGGCGGCGCGGCCAGCACCATCCCGCTCACCACCCGCCAGGCGGGCTACACCAGCAAGTACGGCGTGGAGCAGGCCACCGGCCACCACTGGACCTGGGGCGACGACAGTGGCGGCGTGGCCAGCGCCTACGTAGCCAACGGCGGTCGTGGCCAGTCTTACACCAGCGGGATAGTCAAGGTGCTGCTGGGCGGCGTTCGCGACAACGCGGCCAACTCCGGCTCTCGCACGTCCGGCTGGGGCAACGGGCCGACGTACTCGGGCTGGAACATCGGTCTGCGGGCCGCCTGCGACCACTTGATGCTTGCTTGACGCGGCGAAAGCCGTGGCACTGCACCGGAGCACACCAACATGGAGGTCTTAAAAGACGATCTGGCCAGCCACAAAGAGATGGCCATAGTGGAGCGCTTTGGGGTGTTTGTGGACTACGCCTACCCCATCGCCATCAATATCCGCCGCACGCACCATGTGGTGCGCGACATGCTGATAACCAGCATGTTCGAGCAGGCGAATCTGTTTGCGCAGGCGGGTAAGTCTGGCCAAGTCTCGCGGCTTTATGCCGCAGACGCCGGGCTTGCCCACTTGCGCTTTCAACTGAGGTTTCTGGCCGATGAAAAACGCAGGCTCATCAGCCGGCACCAGCATGAGGTTGCATCCGTGCACCTGGCTGAGGTTGGCAGGATGCTCGGCTCGTGGATCAGGGCCAAGACTTCAGGAAAGGGTGAACGTGGATAAAAGCGGCAATCGCGACAACGCGGCCAACTCCGGCTCTCGCACGTCCAACTGGAACAACGGGCCGACGAACTCGAACTGGAACATCGGTCTGCGGGCCGCCTGCGACGACAAATTCTCCCGCACCAAACGGTCAAGGCCCTTGGTGCAGACCCATGATTTTCATTGTGGTCGGCCACGTCACCTGCTTCGGCAAATACATATCGGGGTCAAGAGAGCGTCGAGTAGTGAAACATCGAAAGACGCACTTGCAAATTTTCAAAGCAGGGGATTCATGGGACAAAAATACCGCAACCTGATCGAACAGATTGCAACAACCGACAACCTGTACAGCGCCTACCGCAAGGCCACCCGAGGCAAGCGGTACACAGCTGGCCACCTGGCCTTCAAGCAGCACTTGGCGGCCAACATCGGCCTGCTGCGCAACGCGCTGCTGGATGGCAGCTACCGCCCCAGCGAGCCACGCAAGTTCATGGTGTACGAGCCCAAGCCGCGCCAAATATCGGCCCTGCCGTTTGGTGACCGGGTGGTGCAGCACGCGCTGTGCAACATCATCGAGCCGATATTCGAGAAAACATTTTTACCCAACAGCCACGCCTGCCGCACGGGGCGCGGCACGCACACCGGCGTGAAGGCCGCCCAGGCGCATATGCGCCGCGGCTTCACCTGGGTGCTGAAGATGGACTTCAGCAAGTTTTTCGCCAGCGTAGACCGCGCCACGCTGCACACCGAGTTGCGCCGCAAGTTGAGCTGCCGCGCCACGCTGGCCCTGATCGAGCACATCGCTCCCACCACGGGCGCGGGCCTGCCGATTGGAAACCTGACCAGCCAGCTTTTTGCAAACGTGTACGGCCATATCTGGGACCGAGTTATCACGCACAAGCTCAAGATCAGCGCGTGGATTCGCTACATGGATGACACGGTGATCTTTGCGCACAGCCGCGAGGCGCTGGCCGTCATCCAGCACGGCCTGCAATGGGTGGCAGAGCAGACGCTGAAGATGCGCTTTTCCAAGTGGAGCATCACCCCATGCGCCCAGGGCCTGCCGTGGCTGGGCTACCGGGTCTGGCCCACGCACAAGCTGCTGCTGCGTGCCAGCGTGATCAGCGCCAAGCGCAAGCTGGCCAAGTACAGCAAACCCGGCCTGGAACTGCAGCGCCAGCGTTTCCTGGCTGCATGGCGCGGCCACGCGCAGTGGGCCAATTCTTTCAACCTTCTCAACCGCCTTGGAGTCGCACAATGAAACACTACTACAGCCCGCACACCGGCGAGCACATCGCCACCGCCAACCCGGCCGACTGGATGGGCAGCACCGACACCGCGCCGCCTCCCTACGATCCAGCGTTGGCCTGCCCCATGTTCCAGGCTGGCGCCTGGGTTCTGGTGCCCGTGTCTCGGCCCGACCCACTTGCCGCCACCGCCCCGCGCCTGGCGCA